GGGCTGCTGCTGGGTGGTGTGGCAAGTTTGATGGCAAAAACACCAAAACTTGACCCTGCCAATGAAGATGGCAATAAACCAAACAAAGGCTTTGGTGGAGCAGTTACCACCGTTGCCCAAGGCAACCCTGTGCCGATACTCTATGGCGAGCGAGAAGTGGGCGGATTTATCGCCTCAGCAGGCATTATTGCTGATGATAAAGTGGTGGCAGGGGTAGATGCCAGCCAATTTGCCAATCGTAAATTTGCCACGCTATTAGCAACAAGCATCAAGCTCTAGGACTTGGCAGTTTGTTTGGCAACATAATCAGCAAGCACTTGGTTGATGCGTGTTTGGTAGCCCTTACCCCCTGCTTTGAAATACTCAAGTACATCACGGTCAAGTCGCAAGCTGATGACTTGCTTGCGATTGGCAATGGCAGGTCTGCCCTTTTTAATCGAGCGGATGCTATGCTGCACATCGCCAAGCTCTGAAACTTCATCGTATGGCACGGTTGATTTCTCTGTCATTAGCCGTCCTGTTAATCAACATAGTATATCATTCAACAAGTTTATTTATTGTATATATATTTATTATTATTGTCAATACAAAAAAGGTCAATCATGCAAATCACAGGTGCTAAAAAAGGTCAAAAAGCCCAACAAAAACCACAAATCGCCAAAGATGATTTGGTGTCCACCAGCTATTTTCATGGGCTATATGGCTTGTGCGAGGGCGAGATTGCAGGCTTGGCTGATGGTGGCAAATCCATCCGCCTAGACGGCACGCCACTTATCAATGACAACGGACAGCCGAACTTTACAAATGTTGATTGGCAGTTTCGCACAGGCACGCTTGACCAAGAGCATATTGCAGGCTTTGGCGGTGTGGAAAACGAGAGGGCTGTCGGTGTTGAATTACGCCACGACCGCCAATTTATCCAGAGAATTAATAACACCAGCCTGTCGGCGGTGCGTGTGCGGCTTAATTTTAACGCCTTGCGAGAGCAAAAGGACAATGGCGATATCACAGGCTTTGCCATCGAGTACGCCGTTGATGTGCAGACTGACGGTGGCGTGTTTGCCGAGGTGCTAAGAAATACCGTGCGTGGCAAGGCATCGCAGGGCTTTAAAAAATCGCACCGCATCGAGCTGCCAAAAGCCAATAAAAACTGGACAATCCGCATCCGCCGCATCACGCCAAACCGTGATAGCGAGTTGATTGCCGACACCGTCCACATTGACGCATTAACCGAGATTATCGATGCCAAACTTCGCTATCCTGCCACCGCACTTTTGGGCATCACTTATGATGCTGCTACCTTTAGCAACATTGCCAAACTTGCCGTGCGACTAAAGGGCAAACTTATCCAAGTGCCAACGAATTACGACCCTGTTACACGCAGCTACACAGGGCTTTGGGACGGTACATTTAAACTTGCCTACTCAAACAACCCAGCGTGGGTGCTGTATGATATCTGCACGCACAGACGCTATGGCTTGGGCGAGCGGTTATCTGGCATGGTGGACAAATGGCGATTGTACCAAATTGCCCAATATTGCGATGAACTGGTGGACGATGGCAAGGGCGGACAAGAACCCCGTTTTGCCATCAATGTCTATATTCAAAAAGACGAAGACGCCTACAAAGTCATTCAAAATATCGCAAGCGTGTTTCGTGGATTGTCCTATTGGGACGGCACGCAGGTGGTGATTGACAGCGATACGCCAAAAGACCCTGTTTATACCTTTAGCCCTGCCAATGTGATAGGCGGTGAGTTTAGCTACACAGGCACACGGGCAAGAGACAGACACAGTGTTGCCAAAGTGGCGTGGGACAATCCTGATAATGAGTTTAAGACCGAATACGAAATCGTCCGTAATGAAGCAGCGATTGCCAAATACGGCATTCGTATGCTGGATTTGTCCGCCTTTGGTTGCACAAGCCAAGCACAAGCTTGGCGTGCAGGCTTATGGGCATTGCAATCAGAGCAGCTAGAGACTCGCACGGTCAGCTTCAAAACAGGCTTACAGGGTTTTATTCCGCAAGTTGGGCAAGTGATTAACATTGCTGATAATGCCTTTGCAGGGCGTGCCGTGAGTGGCAAAATCATCAATGTGTCTGACAATCAGCGTCTCATCACCCTTGACCGCAGAGCAGGCAAGGTGGGCGATACTTTGACGGTGAATGGGACAAATGGCGTACAAAGTACCACAATCACGCACGCACGCACCAATGCAAAAGGCGAATGGTTGCTCACGGTCAATCCGCCCATTGATGCCGAGCCTGAAGCTGTGTGGGCGATTATCAGCGATGAGTTACGCTTGATGCAGTTTCGTATCTTAACCATTGCCCAAAATGACGATGCGACCTTTAGCATCACCGCTTTACAATACGAAGCCCAAAAGTATGATGCCATTGACAGCGGTGCTGTCATCAGCCCGCAGCCCATCACCGCGATAAAAGCCGCAGCGATTGCCGCACCAACAAACGTTACCCTAACCGCCAACACTTACACCCATCAAGGTCAAGCCCTAACCACGCTTACAATCAGCTGGGAGCAGGTAACGGGGGCGGTGGCGTATATCGTCAAATGGCGTCGGGACGATGGCAACTGGCAAACCCTGCCAAAGGTGTCAGCCCAAAGCGTGGACATTGACGGCGTGTACAGCGGTAATTATCTTGCCGAGGTGCAAGCGGTTGATGCCTTTGACAGCACAAGCCTAGCAACCACAAGCAAACTTACGAAAATCACAGGCAAGCAAGGCAAACCGCCGAGGCTTGCTCGCTTGACTGCGACTGGCAAGCTATTCGGCATGGATTTATCATGGGCGTTTAATGCAGGCAGTGATGATACTAATTATACCGAAATTGAAGTCAGTCCTGACGGCAGAGCCAACATTGCAACGCTTGGCACTTTTGCTTATCCAACCGACAAGCACGAAATCACGGGGCTGCAGGGCAATTTGCGGCAGTTTTATCGTGCTCGCATTGTTGATAAACTGGGCAATACAAGCGACTGGACGGCATGGACTTCTGGCACGACAGAAGCACAGGCGGATAAGGTGCTTGATTTGTTAAACGGTCAAATCACCCAAAGCCAGCTGCACACAAGCCTTGGCGAGCCGATTGCCAAGATTGCCCCCATCGAGCAGCGAGTAAACGAAGCAAGATTGACCCTCTTTCAAGAAAAAACAAAACTTGCCTCTGCCATTCGTGATATCAGCAGCCTACAATCTGCAAACAATGCCAAAACCCAAGAAATCGCCAATCTTACGCAAACGGTGCATGGGCAAACAGGGCAAATCCGCGAGCTTGGCATAACCACAGGCGACTTGACCCAAAAATACAGCGAGCTAAAAACCGCCAATGACAACGCCAGCAGTCAGATTGCTGCCCTAAACCAAACCAATGCCGCTTGGGCAGCAAGTATGCAGACGATGGAGAGCCGATTTGATAACATGGCAGCAGGTGGGCGGAATTTGTTGCGGGATAGCAATCGTTTTTATAATATCAATGGCGGACTGGGTATTGGCAGTGATTTTGCCAGAGTTAATGCAACCGCAAACAATCAGCCCATCACCTTGTACAACTGGACAAAATCCAACCATACGCTAAAGCAGGGCGAGAAAGCGGTGGTATCGTTTGAATATCGCAGCCAGCGATGGCTTGATAATATCAGGCTGTCAGGTGAGCAGGGTGGTGAAACGCTGACAAATCAGCCGCCATCTTATCATTGGAAAAGGGCGGTGATTAAGTTTACCGCAAGCCGTGATATTATCAAACCACAGCTGCTTGTGGGCATACGCTCGGCAAATCTTGGTGATGATTTTAGCGTGCGTAATTATCAACTAGAGCGAGGCAATATCGCCACCGATTATACGCAAGCTCCTGAAGACATTGGCAAACAGCTTGGCGAAACCACAGCCACCATCAATGAGCTAAAACAAACCCAAGCCACCAAAGATGCCGCCACTGCCGAAAAACTAAGCCAGCTTGAAAGCAGCTTGGGCACAAAAGCCAATACCACCGCCCTTGATAGCCTTGCCACCAAAGTCAATCAAGTGGACAACAAAATCACTGCTGAAGCAAGAAAGGTAAGCCAATTGCAAACGGATTTGGGCAGTAAAGCAAGCACCGCCCAACTCAATGAGCTATCCAACAAGGTAACCCAAACGGACAACAAAATCACTGCCGAAGCAAGAAAGGTGAACACGCTACAAACCACCGTCAATGGGCAGACAGCCAGCGTACAAACCTTGCAGCAGTCGCTAAATGGCATATCGGCACAATATGTGGTCAAAGTGGACGCAGGCAACCGCGTGGCAGGCTTCGGCTTGGCAAACAATGGCGGCGTATCGGACTTTGCCGTGCGAGCCGATAAATTCTACATCGCACCGCCCACTGGCAGCAGCAAAGGCAACGCCCCCTTTGTCGTCAAAACCAGCTCAAGCGTGGTAAACGGCATCACCGTGCCAAGCGGGGTGTATATTGACAGTGCTTTTATTGCCAATGGTTCGATTGACAACGCCAAGATTGCCAATGCAGCGATTACGACAGCGAAGATTGCCGATGCCAGCATTGATAATGCCAAAATCCGTGATGGCTCAATTAATAATGCCAAAATTGAAAATGGGGCAATCACCACCGCCAAAATCGGCACAGCACAGGTGGATACTTTGCAAATTGCAGGGGAGGCGGTAACGATTCCAAGGGCTCAAAACTTTGAAGATGTCCGAGTGATTAGCAGTGGTGCTGTCATTTTTGAATTTCGCATGAATACTGGCGGTGGTGCGGTGCTGATTAATGCGGCTTGTTATGTGAAATTGTCATCAAATGGGCAGAAGCGTCATCATTACAGAGAGCCGTACTCGCGACACTTTTTGGTATCCATGAAGGTTATGGCACGCTCTCCAGCAGGACATGAACAGCTGATTGTTACCAGAGATGCTGTCCTTTCTGAAAAAGTTGAGCGATGGTTTGGCTCGGACAATCGGTTTGAGACCTCTATGGAAAGTTCGGCTCAGCTGATTGCAATAGGCATTGTGTTTTTACCAACCCAAGAGGGTAATTATACCTATTTTGTCAAGATTGAGGTTCAAGACAATCCTTACACTTTATCCGTGTATCAAGCGTCAAGCTCACTACTTGGGATTAAACGCTAAAGCCAATATGCCTGCCATCTGGCAGTTCAACATGGACAGATAGCTTACCGCCCAAGCCCTCAACATAGCGTTTGATGGTGGACAGTTTGTTATCCGTGCCACGATTTTCGATGGCTGACAGTGTCGGCTGGCTGATTTGCATTTGCTTGGCAAGATGGGCTTGGCTTAATTGCAACTCTTCACGCAACAACTGCAAGCGATAATCAATAATCAGCTCGCAGGACTCGGCATGAATACGCTCTTGAGAGTCGGTGGGCATTTTGTTAAGTAGTTCGTGCAGGGTACTCATGGCTACTCCAAAGTGTCTAGGTGCTTTTGGTATAAATCATCAGCAAGGGCAATCATTGTTTGATAAAATCGCTTATCATGAGCTTTGTTACCGCAGCATAAAATGATGGCTTGTCGCTTGGGGTCAAAGGCATAAAAAGCACGATATGGCTCACCTTGTATCTGAATGCGTAGCTCTTTCATGTTGGCAAAGTCAGAGCCGTTTATTGTGTCAGCATACGGGCGACCTAAGCTTGCCCCATATTCTGCAAGCAAGCAAAGATGAGCCAAAATCTTTTCTTGAATGACGATGGGTTGTGTAAACAGCCAGTCGTCAAAGGTTTTGGTGGTTAAAATTTGCCAAGTCATCAAAAACCCCATCGCTTTTGGTTTATTATAGCCTTTAAACTATATTTTATCAAGGGCTTTTCATTCAGTGTGTTGGGTGTTAAACGATAATTCCCACAGCTCAACCGCTTGGCGGAGCAATTCGCCTTGGCTGATGTTGTGCTGGGCGGACAATTCGGCGATTTTATCAATCAGCGTGGTGGGTAGTTTGTAGCTTTTGGCTTTCATGCCACGGCGAGCGTCTGATTTTGCAACAATTTGACTGGGGGTGAGTGCCATGTGAAATTCTCAATTAGACCCAGTAGGACTGCCACGATGCCGCTGTGGCAGCCGTTGTGCTAATTATGCTTGACTTAGCTAGATGAGCGTAGTAAGATAATAAGCACAAGGATAATTGCAATGCGTATAAAGGTTTTCATTGCAGTACTCCTTACTGGGTGGTTGCTGCTGCTTGTTAGGTGAGCAGCGGTAACCTACAAGGCAGGGTGTCCGACCACTCTGCCTTGATGCTTTTATTGTAAGTGTACTAATTTTTCAAGTCAAGCATTTTGCTTGGCTTTTTTTATTTTGGAGCAAAAATATGTTAGTAAAACTGTATATTTACCAAAAATCAGATGGGCTTTTTTTATACCAAGACATTGGCAATCCTGACAGTGTCATTAGCGACTTGGGCGATGATAAAGATTTTACGCTCACCGCACCACCTGACAATACTAAGCAGTATCGCTGGCTTGATGGGGCGTGGGTTTAAGCAGTTTGGCATACTCAACAATCGCCTGTTTAATCGCCCCAGCACGATTGCCACCATGATGGGCTTTGATGAACTGTAGGGCGTGATAAACCTCTTCATCATGCACGCTTAGCACGATGGCGGCAATGCGTTCCAAAGCACGAGCTTCATAATTCATGCTGGCTTTAATTTGTGATGCTGTGGATTTTTTCATAATTTGCCTTGATTTTTAACCATGATGTGCTATGATAAGAGTTAAGGAGTGGCTAGGGTTTCCCCTAGCTCAAGCCTTGGCAACTGCTACTTGCTTTAGGCTTCTGCTATTACCAAGCTGGGTAGCTTAGCAGTAACAGGGCGATGATTACGATTAGCTGAATGAGCGTTTTCATCGTCTTCTCCTTAAATCGTCAGTGTCAGTCACTGACACCCATCAATATTCCTTATGTTGATGGGCTTATTATAGCTCCTATTTGCATAAATATCAAGTACTTTATATTACACCACCCCAAGCCTTTGTGTTTGGGGTTTTTTTTGGAGCAAAAAATGACCGAACTACAGGGGCTGCACGCCCCTTTTTTGATTTCATGGCTGGGGATTTGGCTGTTTGCCTTTTTGGGCGGCGTTGCCAGTGCCTTTATCAAGATTGCCGATATTGACAAACGGCTGATTGCCCCTTTTATTGCCAAGCCCCTAATTGGCACCATTTGCGGCGTTGGCGTGGCGATTTATCTAAACGGCGATAACCACCCGCCCTCTGCCACGCTGATTGCTTGGGCATTGGTTGGCTCGGTGTTTTTGACGCCGATTATCACAGGGCTTTTGGTATTTATCAGCGACCAAAAACGCCAAGACGAGGTTTATCAAAATATCAAGGACAAATATCTGCCCTTTAACAAGGAGGACAAAAAATGACTTGGTGGAATCTGTTGATTTGCCTAATTGGCATGATTACGGGCATTTATACTTTTATCAAGCATTTAAATTCCTTCAACGACCGCAAAACTCGCACAGGCGATGCGTGGCTGGTTGCCGTTGGGACGCTTGGTTGGTCGATTAGCCTGCTTGATATGATAGACAGCCTGCTTGACAATGTGCTGATGCACTCTCAAGCCGAGACGCTTGGCAATGTGCTGATGCTGATTTTTTGGCTGGGGGTGATTTTGCAAGTGCAAAAACATTGTCTAAAGATTAAATTAAGAAAACGAAAATCCGCTTAACAAAGGAGAAATTTATGCAAATTAAAGACATTCAAACGCAGCTGGGCGTAACCGCTGACGGCATTTGGGGCGAAAAATCCAAACAAGCCATGCGTAGTGCCATGCGTGATGGCAAAGTGATTAAAATCACCGAAAATATCAGCCTAAACGAACTACTTGCCAGCAACACCGCAAGCCGTCTAGGTCTTGACAATATGCCAGATGGCAAAGTGCTACAAAACTTGATTGACAGTGCGATTAAGCTATTTCAACCTGCTAGGGAAATTCTTGGCAAGCCAATCCGCATCTCAAGTGGCTATAGAAGTCCCAAACTAAACGCAAAGATTGGTGGAGCAAAAAATTCCGCTCATTTATACGGCTTTGCGATGGATTTTGTCTGTCCTGAAGTGGGCAACACCAAGCAAGTGCTAAAAAAGCTCACCGATGGGCTAAAAGCCAAAGGCATTAAATTTGACCAAGCCATCATCGAATACCCAACCAGTCCAAACAGCTGGATTCATCTGGGCTACAAGCACCCAAGCGGCACTCAAAGAGGACAGGTTTTTAGGATTGGCTGATGATACCCCCCC